GCTGGTTCAGCTCCCACGCGCCGCCGTACAGATGCGCCAGCGTCTGCACATCGCCCAGCTCCAGCTTGGCGGCGATGAGCTTCGTGCCCGCCGCCGTGACGGTGAAGGTCTTGGTGGTGCTGTCGTAGCCCACGGGAACAACGCCCGCCTCTGTCAGGACGGTGGCCGTCACCGCGCCCACCGGCGCGTCCTCCAGCACCTGCGCCATGGTGCCGTTGAGGGTGATGCCGTCCGCCCCGATGGTCACGGAGCCGCTGACCAGCTTCCACCCGTCCAAAAAGTACCCGGCGGTGCTGATGGTGCCGCTGACGCCCCGCTGATTCACCGGACGGCCAAAGTACCAGTTCCGCAGCAGGTTGGGGTTACAAGGAAACGCCTTGGTAGCAATGACGCTGCCGCTGATGGAGATGTTCTCCCCGGCTGTCAGCGCCTCTTGCTTGCCCTCCAACACAGCCTGTACGCTTCCGCCGCTGCTGGTTGGGATATCCTCCGCCGACAGGGACACGTTGCCGCTCTCGTCGGGGGATTTTTCGTTGACAGAGCTGACAGACCCCGCACCGTCGATGCCCATTCGCGTCACGGAGTAGCTGACGGCGGGGCTTCCGGTGTTGAACGTGGTGGTGACTTTCGTCCACAAATATTTGCCCTGCGGTACGGTGGGGATTGTCGTACTCCAACTGCCACTGGGGACAATCGTCCCGGAATCAGATACCATGTACTCCACCGTTGTACCCGTCACAGTGGCGGCGGCTCCGGTGTCTCCCTTTTCTCCCTTGATTTGATACCACGTGTATTGCTGCCAGTCATCCGGGGCTTCTGCCGCCGTGCCGGAATACACGCCCATCCACGCATCCGGCAGGTCGCCCATGCTGTGGCTGTCCGCCGTGGGCTGCTGGCTGGCGTATTTAATCCACACGTGGCTGTCATCACCCTTGTCGCCCTTGGCTCCGTTGTACACGGAGAAGTCAAAGAAAGTCCCGTCCGTGCGCGTAAAGCGGTAGTTGTCCACCAGCCCCACCGTGGACAGTTTTTCAAAGTTTGTCAGGCCGTTGCCGTTTGTCACGGTAAAGGTTTTCGTGGTGGTGTCGGCCAGCGTAATGGTGTAGGTGTCCACACGCCCATCCGTACCGGTTTTGGCAATATTGGAAATACCGCCGTGACCGTCAGCCGCCGCCGTCAGCCAGTTTAATAGCGTCTGCCCTTGCAGGCGCTTTGCCGTGCCGTCCTGTTCCAGCACGAACATGTCTGTTGACTTGATCTGCTCCGCTGCTACCAGCTCGGATATCGCTTTATCAGCCATTGTCAGCGTCCTCCTTGTTCTCAGTATTCATCGCCGCCGTCAGCGCTTCCAGCGCATTGATACACGCCAACAGCCGGTCAAGGTTGCTTTTGCCCCGTACCTCCACACCGTTCAGCGTAGTGATGATGGCAGATAAGGTTTCTTTCATGTGCATTATTTCTCCCCCTCATACGGTCGCCGCAGCGCTACACGCACGGCGCTGGAATCGTTGTAGGCGTATTCAACGCCGATAACCTTCGTGTATCCGTCATAGACTGCCGTTTCGCCGCCCGCAATGTATTCCATGTGCCGAGTGTTGGCGGACGCGCTGAACGCAGTCAAAGCGTCTATCAGAGTCACACCCAGAATATCCACGTACAATATGCCAACAGACGCCAAACCGCAAAATGGGCAGTCATACGCAGTGCCATTGGCAATTTTGAATTTTGGCATAGCTCTACGCCCTCCCAATCACATAAGTTGCCGCATCTTTCTTCATCGGCCTATAACTGTCGCCGTTAATGATAAAATTGTTTCCCGCAACAGTTAGCGAGGATATTTCTGCGATAGCGGCGTACATCCTGTTCGTCCACAGCTTTTCGGATTGAACTTGCCCGGTTACGACCTTATTTGCATAGATCACATCCGCAAAGTAACCGTTGATTGTGCTATTACATGTGCTCGGGTAGACTGACCCGGACGTGATATGCCTGTTCACAATGGCGTCTGTTCCGATCTGGCCGCCGCCAACAGAAAAGCTTGCAAGTCCCGCTCCGTCAAAATACCCAGCGTTGCCGCCGTAGTCGATGCTCCCAGCCTGCACCGTTCCCAAAAATTTGCCGCTGTAGGCGGTCAGATTGCCGCTGCTGTCAACCGTGAAATACTTGCCAAGCTGGATACCGTTTGGGCCAAAATAAATGCCGTTGGTATTCGTGCCGCCCCATGTCTGGCCGTTGGTACTCAGATATCCGTTTTTGATCGTCAAGCCACCAATAACGCCGCTGGTGGCGGTGATTTTACCCGTAACACTCAGCCCGCTTTTATCGGCTTTCAGCACCGTACCGCCGTTGCTGGTCAGCGTCCATCCGTCCGCTGTCAGGCTCCATCCGAAACTCGCATTATCTCCGCCCTTGCGGTCTACCTTGGCACTGATTTCTCCGGCCTGAATGTTCAGCGCCGCCCGCAGCGTCTCGTCATCCGCTTTTCGCGCCTCCACTTCAGCACTGATTCGGTCGGCAATAACAAGTAGGTTTGCTTTAGTCTCCTTATATTGCCGCTCCGCTTTCCGTATAGTAGGGGGCTTGTATTCGTACTTATAGTTGATTTTTTCCCCACCCGGGGCGGAAATGTTGGCCGTATATAAAGGCCCATGCAAAATATCTTTTTTATAAATGCCACCGTATACGCTTCCACCGGAAAATGCGTCACCGAGTTCTACCGCAGGGTTAATATGTGCGCCTGATGCCGTGTACGGTTGATACTGGAATCCTCGGACGCTCGACAAGATTTTATTTGCCATTTCTTGTGTGCCCCACGGGCAAAACAATTTCAGCGTTTGTCCTGTATCGGTGCCTGCGTTATATTCCATTTCGTCTGATACGGAAATCGTGACCTTGGAATATCCATCAAACGTGTTTTGTTTTTCTAACGATGATACGTTTTTTCTTACGTTTATTACATCAGACAACGATTCTGTCACCTCCAAACGTTATGGCAAATCCAGCATTGTCGATCAGGTATCTCGTTTCCTTCGGTATGTCCCAAAAACAAACGAGTTGCAGTTCTCCGGTTTCACTCATGATAAAGCAGCCTGCATACATTGCTGCAATATACGACAAATACTCTCGACACGAATATGTAGTGTTATATTGCACGAGGTATGCGTTTTTCATTGCGTTTTTTGTGCGTTTATCCACCGTAACGCCAAGAGCCGATGCAATTTCTCTTACAACATCGATGTCCTTTGCAGGCCACGTTAGATTTGTGTTTGACGGGTAATCTTGTTCAGAAAACAGAAGTGCATCGTATCCGTGGATGCGAAGCCATCTAACATCATCGTCTTCTGCATCTTCTTCAATCGAATCGATGAAGAAAACGCCTTGAGGGAGCCATTCAGAAGCACGTGTGCCGTCTGTGATTCTTGCATAAATTCCGACACGGGAAAGACCAGGTATCTGCACAATCGGCTTTAACATTTTTATGTTTACTTCACGACTAATGCAGTTCCCACAGGACGGCTCATCTCCATCAAATAGGCCCCCAGATGTTTCCACACTTGAGAGCATATTTGCCCCGTATCCTCCATCGGCGCCAGAAGTCGCTATAAGTATTCGTGTACAGCCAAACGTTATACGATCTCCTGTTTTTTCTACGAGAAGTCCTGATTCCCCAATTGCAACTCTTGTTTCAACGGTATAGTCCCCAGCCAGTAATTCCTTGTATAGTGCAGATGTCTGTTGCATTTTTCTGCTCCTTTACTTTTCGACAAGCGGGAATGTAATGTCTGTCCAGATGGATTCACCGGTTTCAGGATCAATCGTAGAAATCGTAGACGGCACATTATTTGAATAATACTGTGCAGATACAATTTCATGTAGCGGATGCAAATTTGTCTCAACAATTACAAACTCCGGAAGGATCAACCTCATCAGATCAATCTCGTCTGCGCGATGCAATGGCAGGCATTTTACAGTTGCCTTATACTTAATGGCTACCCGTCCGCGATGCATCGTGCCATCCATTGTTCTTCCAGCCTTGTCACTATCCAAATCGCTTCTTGTCCAAACGATGCCGCCATTTTCGATTAAATGCATAATGTCTGTCCCGTCAATTTTGAAATACGGTTTTGCCATTCTTACACCCCCAACGCACGCTGTCTATTTCTTTGCTGTCGCGTGATTTCAGGAGACAAGACACGCGCCAGCTGTGCAAGGTCACCGGTGAACTTAATCGTGATGTCCTCCCCACCACCAAAGTTGTTTATCTCTTCGCGTACAATCTGACGGATAAGATCTGCTGGCGCTTCGATATTTGTCCCGTTTCTTTGGTCGCCCAGAACCGCCATAAACTTTCGGTTTGGTGGGATAACAGCCCCCTGTGCCAGCCGGGGAATGTGCACTTCCGGTATTTGCGGTATGCCACGAAATTCAATCCCGATGAGGTCAAGTCCCTTTGCCAGCAAGCTGTTCTCCAGCAGGGAGTTGAGCTTACTTATAAGCCAGTTGATACCCTTGATAATGAGGTTTACAGCTGCCTCCAAACCGCCGACGATGGTATTCCAAATGCCATGGAAAATTTCTTTGATACCTTCCCACGCTTTTTCCCAGTCCAGCGTAAACACGCCGGTCAGAAAATCAATAAAGCCACCAAAAATTTGTTTGACGCCATCAATAACATCGCTGACATAGGTTTTCGCCAGTTCAATGATTTCGTGGAAACGTCCGTTTGTTTTTCCGTCCAGCCAGTCCAGCATACTTGTCAGCCCCAGTTTGAACCAGTCAAAAATGCCAAACACAAAGGTTTTTACGCCGGTAAGCATTTGGATTACCGACTGTTTCATTTTCTCTAAGTCGCCTGTCAGTATGCCGGAAATAAGCCCCAGCGCGCCCTGCACAATGTCCTTAATGCCGGTCAACATATCTCCTACCGGAGTACCCGCAAGACCGCACTTTTCTATGATGGTGTCTATGATCGCTCCAAAGATATACCCCACAAAGTCCAGCAAATCGGCCAGCAAAATACGGGCGTGGTTTACAAAGTTGATGATGTTGTCCAGCGCCGCGCCCCAATCCCCGGAGAATACGTTGCCGATAAACCCGGTGACATCCGTAAACAGGTTTACAATGTCCTGCCCTATCTTCTTGAGCTTGTCCGCGATTTTATCAAGAAATGCGAAATTTGCCGCCGTGCTGAAATCCGGTTGAATAATGCCGGATCCGCCGCCACCTTCGCCACTTAACTTGTTGATCTCATCAAACGACGCAAGCTGCTTACTGGCAGACTTTGCCGCTCCGCCCACGCCTTTATATGCGTTTTTCTGGTCATTCAGGGACTTTGCCGCGTTTGCGCTTTCTTTTGCCGTTGTTCCAAATAGGGCGGATACAATATTTGCGATAAACGAAACCACCGTAGCCAGTACCTTAACCAGCGCAGTAAACGCCGGGATGATGATCTGCACAAGCGGCTGTGCCAGCGTCAGTAGCGCACCCTTGAGCTGCGCAATAGCGTCCCGTGCTTCGCCGTTTACGGCCACCACGTCCGCCAGCCAATCCCGGAGGGCCGCCAACGCATGGGCAATGATGGTAAAGACCAGCGCCCGCTTTGCCAGCATTTTTACGCGCTTTGTGAACGCCTCCATGCCCTGGGATGCTTTGTCTAACCCTTCTTGTATTTTTCCTGCGTTCTTGCCGGTATTGCCAAGCTGCTTACCTAACTCACCGGCCTTTGCTTTCATTCGGTCAAGCTCCGCTTCGCCCTCGCGGATAGCGGCGTTCTGCTTGTCCAGTTTGTCATTCATGGCGTTCCATTCTTTTTCCATAGACGCTACAGCGGCCTCCTGCTGCTTGATAGCGTCGCTGGTGAAGAACTCGCCGCCGCCCTTCATCTGCGCCAGTTTGGCCTTTGCTTGGTCAAGCTGTGCGCCCAGGTTGTTGGCTTGGTTAAACAAAGTATCTCGCGCGGATTTCTTGTTGGTGAGCTTTTCCTGCAGCGCTTCTATTTTCTTTTCCAGCGCATTGAGTTCTTTCTGCGCCTGCTTATCGTCAATGTCGGCCTTGATGATAACGGAGCCGTCCGCGTTTGCCATATAATCACCTACTTGCTTTTATGGTATTTATGTGGTACTATGAACAAACCACAAAAAACTTCTTGGAGGGCGGAAGAAAATGGACAAAATGACTAAGTGCAAGACCTGCGGCGCAGATATTGCAAAATCTGCGAAAGTGTGCCCTGCCTGCGGGGCCAAACAGAAAAAACCGGTTGTGCTGATCGTTATAGCTGTGTTTATTGCTATCGGCATTATTGGCACTGCGCTTGGCGGGAACTCCCCAGAAAAGGTTGGGGATACAGGCTCAAAAGGCGGAAACGGATCAACTGCTCCGCAGAAAACGGAATTTGCAGTTGGTGACGTTGTCTCCCTTAAAGACATTGAAGTCACATTTGTGTCTTGCACCCAATCAAGCGGAGAAGGTTTTTACACACCAGACAGCGGCAACGTTTTTCTATTTTGCGAATTTGCCATTGAAAACAAATCCAGCAAAGATATTTCCATAAGCTCTATAATGTCCTTCGAAGCGTATGTCGATGACTACTCCACAAACATGAGCATGACCGGCACATTAGCCGCAGACAAAGGCCAAATGGACGGCACTGTTGCAGCCGGGAAAAAGATGTCTGGCGTAATAGGCTACGAAGTCCCCGCCGATTGGAAAACGCTTGAAATCCGTTTTACCCCGGACTTTTGGTCTGGCAACGACATTACATTTATTGCAAATCATTGACCGCCGCGCAGCCGCCCTCCGGGGCGGCTTTTTACGTCCAGCCTTTAATGATTTCTTCCTCCGCCTCCGAGTACCGTCGCTTGATGTCGATAACGTCGCGGTTTCTGCGGTAAAACTCCCTGTCGGCTTTGTCTTTTAGCTTGCCTTTTGCTTTCAGATCGCGTATGCGCACGATCTGCGCGAAGTAGCAATCCCCGATTTCTCCGTAGTACGAAAGAAACGTCCACCAGTGCAGATACGGAAGCGCCCGCACCTCTTGCCCCACTATGCGGTTGATTGGGGCGATGAGCAGTCGAAAGTCCTGTTCCCAGTCCATCAACTTGGTTGATTTTTTTTGCGTTTCCTCATTTCCGCCATTGATAAACCAAAAACACTGTTTTATCGCTTCTTCCATGTGCTCACCAGGCATAGTGAAAAACCCGGGGTAAAACATTCCCAACACGCCAAAGCACTTTTCTTCGCTCGTTAGTTCCACAGCAGACAGCACCGAGAATATGTCCAGTATCACGCGGAAATCCGTTTCTATTGGATATTCCGTTCCACACACCTCAAGGCTCGTAGGAAGGTCGTACATCATCTGTGGTACTTGGCCGTATACTTTGCAAGCTTCTCACTGTGAAAAGCCTTTTCACGCTTAATCCCCTCGTCCAGCTCGTCCATGATGGCAACCATCAGGTTCATCCACAGGGGCGCACCGTCAGCGATAGCGTAAACGCTCACGTTGCCAAACAGCGGCTCACACACCGGCTGCTCAAACACCCCGTCAATATTCTCGCGCATTTCGGCGTCCATATTTCGGAGCCAGTCAAACATTTCGCGGGCGCTCATTTTTTCTACGTTATCGTCTCGCGCATCCTGCTTCTTTTTCAGCGCGTCAAACGCTGTGTAAAGCTTGTCTGCAAACGCCGGATCGCTGGGATTAAAATACACCGTGCATTTGTCATTCAGGTGGTATTCCTGTACGCCGGTGGTGATTGTCAATTCCTTCATGTGTTCCCTCCAAAACAGGGGCGGTTGCCCGCCCCTTTATTTAGGCCGCAGTAAACTCAATAGCGCCGCTGCTGCCCTTCTTCACAGTGCCCACAGTGCGGGTGCCGCCATAGGTGATCTCGCTGGTGATATTCAGGGTGCCGCCGCCCTCGCCGCCGATGCCGGTGATGGCAATAGCGCAAGCGTCGTAGCGCTCCGCAAACATCGCCTCGCCGCTGGTGGCGTAGAAGTGGCCGATCATCATGTCCTGATTTGCCAGCGCCTGGGCATCCTGGTCTTTTACTGCCAGGTTCCACATCTTCACCGCCGCAGCATCGCCCGCATCCAAGGGGATGGGATCAAAGGTCTGCGTGATGGTGGGCTTCTTCATGGTAGTAAAGGTGTGGCCCAGAATGTCCTGCTTGGTGTCGGTGCTCCAATCCATTTCCTCACTGCTGTCCTCAACGCGCTTACCGATGGCGCTCCACACAGGGGCGGATGCGGTGCCGGTATTCAGGTACGCAATAAGCAGTTCGCGGTCAATGGTCTGGCCCACTGTGGTGTTGAATTCCAAATCTGCCATTATACATTCACCTCGTAATTCAGTTTCATAAGGATTTGGTGATCTTCGTCCCCGTTTTCATACATGGCAAACAGGGAGGATCGCGTGGTCGGCTCCATGCTGATAACGCGCTTGTCATCGCCAATGTCGGGCTTCTGACCATTTGCCCAATCCCCGATAGCGTTCAACAGCTCGTCAGCCTTAAGCCGTTTGTCGTTGCTGTTCCCCGGCTTCACGCGGTAAATGATCTTGAACTGATACTCCGCCACATAGCCGCCGGTGATGTACTTCCGCACGATGTAAGCCGCCTGGATGGTCGACATCGCCATAGCGGAAGTGTCGGCGGGAAGAAACTCAAAGCGAATAAGGTCGACTGGCAGCTCCGGGTATGTGTTCAGCCACACAAGCAGCTTGCGCGATACCTGATCCTCTTCCGCCGCCGGCACGGCCTTTTTAATCTTTTCCAAATTTCTTCACCGCCTTATCTGCCACCCGCACCCACTTCTCCACGTTCTGCGCTTTGGAAGCATCAAACCAATGTGCCTGTGCCTGCGGATGCATTGTTGTGTTAAATACAAGATTTCGGTCTGTGACCACCTTGTGCCCGCCCTTTGGGGCGTATGTGCTGCCGGTCGCCGGGTCTACCATTACCTTACCGTAGTACAGGAAGCGGGCGTATGGGCCTGGATAAATGACCTCGTTTCCAACCACCCGTGTTCTCTGCGTCAGAGAGCCTGTAAGCGCAGGCACAAAGGGGATGGTATCTTTCATCACCTGTTGCGCTAAAACGCTTTCAGCGCGGTCACAGGCCCTTGCAAGCTGCCGCTTTACATCGTCCATGCCGGACACGTCAACAGAGAACTTGAGCGACATCTCATGCTCCTCCGACTTCCCAGTGTCTCATGTCCACGCTGCCAAAATCTTTCTCGTCCACTTTTGTCACGTTGTAGCAGCCGTCCTGTGCCATAGCCACGTCCTCTTTGTCTGTAACAAACTCGCCTTTCACAAAGAACGTCAGCCCGCCGTTACCGTTCACAGACAGCGTCCACAGCCCGGACTTGTCCGCCGTTGCAAGAAACGCCTGCGGGGGCGCGTAAGTTTTGGCCTTGCCTGTCGTGCCGTCCACCGCTTTCACGGAAAACGGAATGTACAGGTTTACCGCGTCCGCACTCTCAAGTCCGCTTTCACGCACGTTGACCGCCTTGCTGGCTTGCAGCATAACACCGCGCAGGATGGTCACATACAGCTTTGTGATTTCATCAAAAGTCGCCGGGTCAGTCTCCTGCACGGAGTTGTAGACCGTTATAGTGTGGGGCGCGTACAACCACAGCACCCCCCTCCCCGATACAGCAACCCGGTATGAGCAAGGTATTCCATGCACGTTTCCGCAAGCAGTTTCTTTGCCCCGTCTGTCGCATTGAGTGCAGACAAGGCGGATTCCCCGCCCGTTGCAAGTGTTCTGGAATAGCTGCCTACCGTTTCGCTTTTGACTTCCGCGTCATTTGCCGCAGCGTTTGCAAGGTTCTTCACGGCAAGCGCCTGCGCCGCCTCGATGACCGCATACTTGTCAACCAGCGCGCAACAGCACATCTTTACCGCATCCAGATCAGCGTTGTCTTGCGCTCTGTTGCGCGTGTAGTAATCGAGGAAGGAGCTGGCGCGGACAACAAGACGCGGGAAGACATTTTCACTCACAGCGCCCATGTAAGTGCCAGAGTAGTATTCAAAGTCTGCGTAAGTCATCAGTGCCCTCCTTCCAAAACTGCGAGAATTTCAGCCTTTTTCATCGAACTGCTGACCCCTTTCACCCCGTTTTCATCGGCATACGCAAGCATTTCAGCTTTTGTCATGCCGGAGAAAGCCGGGGTGTCAGGGTCAGGCTCATTCAGCAGTTCAGTTAGCCCCCCACTGCCGGAGTGATGGAGCCGACAACCACGCCGTCAATGCGCTCGGCGAACAGCACCATGCCGTTGATAACGGTATCGGATGCGGTCATGTTGGTGTAATCGGGTTCCTCGTGGATGCCGATATAACCGGTGGCGTCGGTTGTGAAGTTGAACACCTCGCCCAGATCTGCGCCGTTCACAGGGATGTAGTACAGGACGATGTTGTCCTTGGCGGTGGCGTAAATCTTGCCCTTGGGGACGCTGGAGTTCAGAATCACAGTGCCCAGGCCGAGAAAGTTCTCGACATAGGTCATGCCAAAAGCGGTCTGCAGGGTGATGTTGGCAGTTGCGAGATAGTCCGCAACGTCCAGCGGGTTCATGAAATACACTGCGCCGATCTCGTCATCCTCGAACAGCACCTGCAGCTGGCCCCATGCCTGAGCCAAGGTCGCCTGGAAGGTAGCACCGCTGGCCGTGCCAGTACCGGTTGCGAGGAAGCCGAAGAAATCCTTGCGGATACCTTTCTGCACGTCCTTCAGCATTTCATCGGTGGTCATTTCGACGGCCTGATCGTAGCCGCGATCAGTGATTGCCTCGGCAGAAGTGGCCTTACGCCACTTCTTCAAGGTGATCTCCTTGTAGTTCACAGCCTCGGTCTTGTACTTGCTCAGAGGGATGGTCTCGCCCTCGGCCACAGCGCCGTCTTCCAGAGTGCCGGTAGCCTTGTAGCTCTTGAGCACAGTACCGGCCTGCTTGGCGATCTTGCGGGTAACGCCCAGAGCCTCCATCAGCTTCTTGATGGAATAACCGAACATTTCGGTAAATTCGATTTCGCGCACACGCGCGAGGTCAGCTTTCTTAATGAGCTTAGGATCAGCAGCCATTTTTATTCTTCCTTTCTAAACAAATCCATATTTGCGGCGATTGCAGCCCGCCGCTCCGCTCTGTCGGTGATCTTCATGATCTCGTCTTTGGTCATCGGCTTCCCGCCATCGTTAAGACGACCGCCCATGTCCACGCGGACGGATGCCTTGGCAACAAGCCCCTTATAGGTGCCATCCACAAGCGCATCAAGGGCCTTAGTGTCCTTGATTTTTTCACCGTCCAGCTCCAGCGCCGCCATTTCCTCTCCACATCCGCGCATGGCGAGGTCGAGATTTGCGCCGGTGATGTTTTTGCTCTCAAAGTAAGCACGCACGGCCTTTTCTTTCGCCGCCTTGCTTTCCTTTGCCGTGACGCCGGATTTATAAGCTTCAAAGTCCGAGTGTTCCTTCTCGTACTTTTCCTTATAGCCGCCGTCACCCGCTGCCTTGAGGTCATCCAACTGCTTCTGGACGCTTGGCAGTATCTCCGCATCGGCCTTGTATCGGCTTACATCCGCTTTCAGACCGTCCACAGTGTCGGTATGCGCTTCGATGATGGTATCTACCTGCTCATCAGTAAGGCCCATACCCTTCAAAAGTTTGCGTGTAAGTGCCATGACACTATCTCCTTTTCTTTGGCCGCGTTTCTTTGCGGACGATAGTTTTTATAAAAACCGCTGTGCTTCGCGGGTTTTACTTAAACAAAAGAGCCAACCGGCTACAAATCGTAGTCAGTTGGCTCCTATTGCCCTTTCCCACGCCCAATTACGCGGGAGTTGAATATTTGATTGTTTTTTTGACTTCTAACACGATGTAACCGTCACCCTTGCGCCGGATCTCCACATCGTTGCCGCGCCGGATAATAGCCTCGATGGTCTGCATCAGTTTATCATCCATCAGCCCACCCCGATTTCTTTCAAATACGCTTCATACTCATAGGGGATGCCAATGTCATAATTCTTGTAGTAATGCAGAAACTCATACGGGAAGGTGAATTTACCGTCCCAAAACATACCTGCGTGAAGTTCTTCGCCAGTAAACATATCAAAACTGGGCAACGATGTCAGTCCGGCATCAAGGGAGGAAATGTGGCTTAAAATCGCTTCTTTTGGGATACTATTTTTGTATTTCTTATAGTCTTCAAAATTCTCAATAGAATTCTTGTATGGCAATCCTTTAAAAAAACCGAAATCCATGTCACTTTCTCCTTCCTCTTTGATTTGGGGTAAACGGCAAAATATTTCCTTCCCCATGTGTTCCTACTTTCAGTACGCCAGCACCGGAAATAAAAAGCACATCGTCTGGGGCTTTCACTTCAACGCCAAGTGCATTTGCCAGCTCTTCTGCAAAGCAATAATCGTTTTCCATGCGTGCGCCTGTGCTGCAAGATAGCAAACGAACTTTCTGGCCATTCCACCCTTTACTATGCCGAATGACTGCGGCAAGTAAGCGCGGTGACATATTGAGTTCTTTTGTACCAAATCCGACTGCCGTCTGGCTTCCGTGCATAGCGACGTCAAAATACGTTTTAAGAGGTTTTACCCTTTTAACGTTTTCATTCAGCGGGTCACCGTCCGGGAAGCAAGCAAAGCCATTTTCCAGCTTCATTGTACGTCTTTTCACAATAGAATTCAAGTTATCTCTTGCGTCTGCGCCGAAAAACTTAAGAGTGTCTCTATCGTCTTTAGCGTAAGCCGCTGCCACTTTTGCTCGTTGCGTTTTTATGGAATTTGCCGCTTTGATTGTTGCGTCATCCGTAAAATAGACGCGCATCCGCTCCGGTTGCTCCGGCAGTCCAGCTTCCGCGCTGAACGCCTTGTATTTAGCGTTTAGCCGCCGTAGCCGTATGTTTACCGCTGTCTCGTCTTCATGCAATCCTGCGGCTTTGTAGGCGGCTTTCTCGCGCTTGAGCTTTCGAATCTCCCGTTCCACACGCCGCTGCATTTGCGTTGCTTCATACGCTGTGTATGTTTTTCCGTCGTAGGTGCATCCCAGTCCATCGTCTATATGCTTGAGCTGGTCTTCAGTGTATGTCCGTTCAGAAACACCCTCCACCCACGGGAACCGCCTGTGTCGGCAGTTTGCACCTTCCAGACCATCAACAGCACCAAGACCGCAAACCTTATAGATGCTCGGGTAAATATCCCCGTCGCGGACACTGTAAACCTTTCCCTGCCAGTTCTTATGGCTTGACCACGGAGACGGCCCCGGCTTGTCGCGCGCGCCGGAATGGGCAGAAACCTCAAAATACGGTGTCTCAAGATATTCCGCGGATTGCTCCGTGTACTTTGCGCAGATTTGGGAAACGCCTGTCATTACCGCCCGCCGCGCCGCCACATCGATATGATCTCGATGGCCGCTCTTGTAGTCAACGACCTTCAAGCCACTGTCCGCAAGCTGCTTTACCGCCGTCTTGATTGCCTGATTGTAGTTGATCGCGCCGCTCTGCACCTGCATTACTGCATTATCCAGCGCCCATTGGTATGCTTTGGCAGGCGGAAGCATCGTGCGTCCAGCGTCCACCAGGAATCCCATAGAAGCGGTCAAGTTTCGAAATGTGTCAATCGTCTGCTTTTTGATTGCCGCAACTTCCGCATCGTCAACCAGTTTTCCCGGCTGTGTGATGTGCGCAAGGTTGATAAGCTCTGTGTAATACTTCTGGTTACGCTCTACCACATCATCAAGCAGCTTATCCAGCTTTGTTTTGCTGATGCCGGAAGTTTCAAGAACTGCTTTCTCAATCTCCTTAAGATCAATTCCGTGGGAACGCAGCGCACGGATTGCCTGCACTGTTACCTCGTTCAGCTCATCCGCAGCTTTCAGCCGGGAGCAAATTTCATCCAGCAGCACAAGCTCAAGCGCCCGAAACAGTTCTGCCAGACCCTCCGGAAGTGCGTCAAGCAGAGCAGGGTCAAAAGGGTAAGGACGCATTGGCCGTCACCTCACTCGATATCTTCTTGCGGCTCTTTTGTCATGTCTTGCATCTTGGGAAGCGCCGCCTTTGCGGTGGCCTCGTCCTCGTTCATCCAGCGCATACGGAACTCCCAGTCGTTCATGATGCCAGCGTTAAGCAACTGCACATCGCGGTTAAAGTCCTGCCCCTTGTCTTCAATGATACTGTCATCAAAGTCAATGGAAATTTCAACTTCCTCATCCAGCCCGGCGTTCATAAACTTATTTCCCATGCGAAGCAGGGTGCGACACAGCCCTGTGATCGCTTGCTCGAGCAAAATCTCATGCTTTTTAATAGTCCGGAACAATGTGCTGTTTTCGCTGATGACTTGCGTAGCCGTTGCAATACTGCCTCGGTCAAATTTGTAATGGTTTTCACCGAATCCGCACTTGCTCGACAAGATGTTCAGCATATCTTGCATACCGGTGTTAAACTCCGCTGTGCGCAGCGTCATGTCGACCTGTTGGAGGATGCTGCCATCACTTCCTCTGTCTTCCGGCATAACATAGTATATGGTCTCACGCTTGTCGAACATAGGGCGACCGTCAACGCTTTTGATGGCCTCCGGCTGCACCACAATGCGCTTCTTGCCAAGGACAAACTCGTTTACATAGCTGTCGTATGTAATATCAACGCCCTTTAACTGGTCGATGGCATACGCAAACACTGCAACGCCCATCGGGTTAAACTCATCGGAATTCGCAATGTTCAGGCGGTCGATAATAAACTGCGGCTTGTCGCTCCCTGTGTGAACGACAGGCGGGATCGTTTCAAAGCCCCGCACGCTGGCCAGCGGTACCTCATCTGTGCCGTACAGGTGGTTTTCAATGTCATACTCGCCGCCGTTCAGCCGATGAACCTGGATGTAAGTGTACTCCGTATCATTAACCCTTTTTGTTGACGCAAAAGCGCACTCTCGAATGACTCCGTTATCCCACGTCAGCGGATAGATGTTCCCTGCACTGACATAATTGATTCGAATTCGACCGGCGTCCACAATCTCCGATGTGTCCGGATTGATGCTCATACCCTCGACCGTGGGGACATAGGCAACAGTTCCTACCGCAGCTTTCCGCTCCTGCGCTTCGTTGGCCTTTACCCACCAATTATTATCTGCAAGGATTGCGTCTACAAATTCCTGCTCTCGTTTCCCCTCAAGGGTGATGTTCACACGCTCATTCATCAGCAGGTTTGCCCAGTCCTCGCAGACCTTCTTGCACATGTTGACAGAATATCTATGGCATTCCAGCTCTTCGATGCCGTTCCACACCGTATAGCTGTGGAAGTCCTTAACATCGCCGTCATACCAAGATCGCCATACACCGATCAACGAGTAAAACTTGCTGTCGACCGTATCAAAGCCCAATTCTACTAATGCTCTGCGGATATTCACTCTCTCACCATCCCATCATGTGACCGGCACGCTCCAGGTCTTTGTAATATGGCTCAATGCTGTACTCAAAGGCATCCAAACTATCGATATCGGATGTGCCGTCATCCAAGCGCTCATCTTCAAACCTATCAGGATCATAAATTGCGGTTTGCAGCGCGTCGATCAGATGCGGGCAGCTCCGCGAAACCTTAAAGCGTCCCTGCTTCATCAGCAGCACCACCAGCCTGATTCTGTCTGTGATTTGCATTTTCAGCGCGTTCTTAACCTGCGTGCCAATGTGCATTTTCTGCGCGGTATGATCTAACCCACGAATCAATACTGTTTCCGCGCTATCTGCTCGTGTCTGACTGTATCCATACTTAGCCGTCACCATCTGGCAAAATGTGGCAAAACGCCGATTCAGGGCATCAGGGTCAATCTCCTCGTTTTTGATGTATTCCTCTTCCAACGCAACAACGCGAAAGTCCTTTGTAATACCGGTCGCCTGGAACTTTGTCGCAGACTTTGTGCCGCCGAAGTCAACGCCAATAGAAATAACGGTAAACCTTGTCCCGTTTTCTTCTGCCCATTTCAAAGGATCGTCAACCAGATACTTCTCCGTGTTATTGGCGAAATCCTTATATACCACTCCCTCCGCCGCCACCCACAAGCCGCGAACATAGCGGTCATAGAAAATACCGGCATACATATTTGCGTAGCGCTCAAGCGTTCTCGCACTCAAGCCGGGGTTATCTGTCATCTCGAAGTGAAGATATAGCGTATTCCGTTCGCGGTGTCGCTTAATCCACTCCTGATAGAACCAGTGATGCGGGCTGCCGGGGTTACAGGAGAACCACAACCGCGCACCGTCAACGGAACAACGTGCAAGCGCCTGTTCCACAAACGAGCGCGGCATCAGCACCACCTCGTCCAGCAGCACACCCGCCAGCGTGCGGCCTTGAATCAGCGTATAGCTGGCCTCGTCCTTGCCGCCGAACACCTCAAAGTAATTCGTCACGGCGCCGCGCCGCACTTCCATCACCTTATCGCCGCGCCGCCAGCGTATGATATAGCGCTCTTTGGCAAGGCTCATCGCCGTAAACGGCACGATGATGTTCTTGGTGCAGCTATCCACCGTGCGGCCACACACGCCGAAGCGCTGGCCGCTGAAATTCTCCATCGCCCATCGGACGAACGCCCACATCATGATGGAGGTCTTGCCGGAACGCACGGCACCGTCACAGATCAGCGCGTCATACTTGGAATAGGGAAAGGCGAGGATTTTTGCTTGTTTTTGGCTAATCATCGCTCTCAAGCTCCTTTGCCATTTCCTTTAAGCTCTGACTGAGCGCGTCTTCCCTCACCGTGTCGGCAGGACTGCCGCCGATCATCGCCCATTTGTCAATCAGTGTCCCCATCGCCGTTGTGATCTGGCTAAGATTTGCCGCCGCCAGCTTCTCCGGGTCGTTGAGCATTTCAAGCCCCTTGCCGATGAAAGAACACACCAGGTCTTTGTGCTTATCCATGTACGCTAATACATCGGCGGTGTTCTCTTCCTTTTTTTGTTCGCACTTTTCCACAATGTCGGCATTTGCCCGCACGAGGTTCTTAACCGTCGTTGCGGACACGCCATTGATTTTTGCCGTGGCGCAATAGTTATTCGTCTGCACATAGTCCGCCAGTATTTTCTTTTTCTGCCGGTCTGTCAGACGCGCAGCCATTGTCACCACCTCAAATCAATTTTGCTACCGGCCCCCACCCCTTGGCCTTACATAGCAGACTTTACCCGCCCCGTAGGGCATACACATCTTGCGTGTCCGGCTCTCCCCGAGTCAAACATGGTACGCAAGATCTTTTTTATCGGTTCCCGGCTGCGCTACGTCTTCCTACCAGCCATCAGGAACTTGGCAATTATACCAGCCGCCTGATACTTAGCTTTTTACGCTTCCTCGCCCGCTGGCCGGGATGGGACGGCATTGCAGTCCTGCCCTGCTTTAGCGCTTCGTGGAAAGTCCCCGTCACTCGCTGTGGTCTCCCCTTACGGGGCACCTATGCCGCATATTGGCCGTCTTGCCGCTTAAATTATCACATCACCGATTGCTGCTTTACATACGCAGCACCATTACGCTGAGGCGGTTCCCTCCCACGGTGCAGTTTTCAGCGACCATTTTCATTTCCATGTGAGCCACGACGGACGGTCTCACATTGTCCGGGTGCGACCCGGCATCTGGCGCAGACGGCAGGACTTGAACCTGCGCATACCTCCCGGCGCGGTGCTCTGCCAACTGAGCTACGTCTGCATATTGCCCCATCAGGGCGGAGCCGAAGCCCCGCCCCACCGGGTAGAAAAGAGGAGAAAAGAAATGAATCGGCACGGGCAGGTTGCCCCTGCATCCCCAGCATAGATTGTCTTTTGCCGCTATGCACCCCTCAAACGGAAAAATTTTTTTAATTTTTTTATTTCCCCTCTTGACGTACCACGCAATGCGTGGTAATGTATAGACAGATCAAGAAACAGTGCAGCCGCACAGCGGCAGAAAGGAAACAAAATGGAATTTCTGGATGTGTACTGCGGATTTGAGATATATTCCGCCGGAGAAAATCAATACATTGCAAAAAACGCCAGCAAAGTCTTTACCGCGAATGATCTCCACGAGATTTATTCTTTGGTCATGCTTCACACAATTTAACCGCTATCGCCACCAAGAAAACCGAATAGCCCACTTACCCCCAGGCGGGGCGGCAGATGTTACCCCGCCTGGGAGCGCTGAACGCTTAACAGTGCCCACGCAATATGAGACAATCAACACAACAGACCGCCGCAACGCGGCAGAAAGAAGGAGCAAAAATGCAAATCAAGATCGTGAAAGACCTGTACGCCTGTTTTGCCGGCGACGAGTACACTGTAGACCTTTCCCGTAAGATGGATGCCTACATCCCCGGAGACCTGATCTGTTATATTTCCCCGTTCGCCCCCGACATCCCCCTGCGGTTGGAGATCGCCATCCGCGCTGATGGTTCCATTGCGTTCCGCTCCTGGGCGTTCGCCGCGAAAGCGAACGGCTATTTGCACACTGCAGAGCGACCTGCCAAGAAGTGCGAAGGCGAGGACTACGCCACCCCCTTCATCCCCACTGACGCGCAGGTCGACACCGTGAACGGCTTGTTCTCCGGTCGGATTAAGTTTGAAGGCTTGAAACTCGCCGTCGGCGCTTCCGTGCAGCACATCTGCCCCATTGATGTCAAGCGCGAGGAAAAGCTTGTCGGCCATCCGATCTATCTTGCATAAGTCTCGCGTGTCAGCCCCGCCCATGAAAATTTTTGACAGGAGGAAACGAAAATGTATATCACTTTCATGGAAAACGGCGAGCACCGTTATTTAGGGCCATATATTACGATCACGCCGCACGGAGCGCATCCGCTGCACTCTGCGACTTATAAAGTGCAGACGGAAAACGGCACTTTCTCTCGCGTAAGCGTCCCGTACTATCACATGATAGTGCAATCTCCGGTCCTCGCCAAATGAACAGGAGGTGAACACCCACGGCAGAAAAATCAACGAGGAGACATTGGCCAACGCCTCCAACCCCACCAAGGGACTTGGCTCCCGCTCTGGCGGGCGGAACATGGTCATGATTGTGCTTGACATTCCCTGCGCAGCGTGGTAAACTACGTTTGTCGGATGCAAGAGGCGCTTGCATCTGGTGCGGCGCGATCCCGCCGCCGTGGATTGAAATAGTAAGAAGGAAAGTCCATCTTGGTCAAAGGGAAAGCACCGATTTTCGGTGCTTTTCCCTTTGACGGCAGCGACACCATTGTAGGAAAGGATTATTAACATGACAGATAAACTGTTTTGCACACTGTTCGCCGCAGCGCTCACCTCCGCCGACCGCGACGCTTTCATTTCCGACTGGTCGCTGTCCTCCGTCTGGGACGATGCCCCGGACGCGGACATCCCCGCAGGCCGCATCGACCTGCTGGCGCGTCTCTGGGACGCCGCCCACCTGACGATCCGCGACATCCGGCAGCACACCGGCCTATCCCAGGCGGCCTTTGCCACCCGGTACTGTATACCCACCCGCACGCTGGAGGACTGGGAGCGCGGCGCACGGAGCTGCCCGGACTATCTGCGCCTCCTGCTGACACAGGCCGTTGGGCTCTACACCAGACCGTAATTTCTTTCTACCCAGCCTTTTGCAAGGCTGGGTATTTTTTTTTAACACACCGGCCTCCCACCACACACAGTTTTAGAGATTGCGTCGCCACCTTGGAACATGTGCCCGCATATTGCTTTCCTCCGGGCGGGGCCGCAGCCCCGCCCATCGAGAAGGGGAAATGCAGAGTGTCCCCCTGCATCTCCCACAATACATATATGTGCTTTAGTTATCACCCCTTGTTTTAAAAATTTTTGCAATTTTTTCTTCGTACGCTTCCTGTTCTCGGATAGCCGTCATGATTTGCCTGTCCGTTTCCGTCAGTACAAACAGCGATTCTTCCCAATCGTTTGGGAGTGGCATGATTTCCGATGTTGGCACGCACCGCTTCATCTCTTTGCGTTCTTGCATCGCTCTACTTCCTGCAAAAGCAACTTGGAATATAGTTTTTCTGCCATTTCATCATCGACACGCGACCAATCGTGCGGCACGGTGACTAAAATCTTTGCCTGTAGCGCCTGCCGGCCTCCTAACCATGGGACGATGCGATACCGCACATATTTAGATTCTTTGAGCTTCTTCGCAATGCCTCCCAATGCGACATCTTTCATGCGGCTGATACGCGACGGATCCAATGTGGCATCAAAACCGTTAAAATCAGCAACATTGGACAACTCTACAAAATCAGCCTTGCGCTGCGGCTTTCCGTATCGCAGAGCCGTATCGACTTCTGCTTCCACGTCCTCCGCCGTATAGCCGCCCAGCTCGTGGATCAGTCGGATGCGCAGGCGTTCGGCCCAATAGGGCATGGTCATTTAGGCACCCTCCAATTCTTTCAGAACCTTCCGGATCACGTCTCCGCCGTAGGCGTTTTTGGTCAGGGCCAGAAACGCCCGTAGTGTCATGGTTGCATTCTCCACGTCGATGCCGTGGTCGCGGGCAAACTGCCTGCGTCCCATGTCACAGCTGCCAGTGAGCCGATGGTGCCAGTCGTAAAAATACTGCGCCGGATACGCTTTGCCGTCCTCCGTCTCCCGCAGAAACGCCGCGATGCGCTCCTCCTCCGGCATATCATCAAACAACTTGTCACGCAGCGCCTCCATGGCTTCGGCCAGCGTCTCGCCGTGGGCAAAGCGGTTGTCCTGCCTGACAACGTAGCAGGGCGTTGTTGTCAGGTCGAGGTTCAGAATCGCGCCGTGTGCCACGTTTCCCCGCACATGGCGGATGATCGTAGGCACGTCGTCGATGGTATGAACTTGATTGCCGTTAAAAGCTTTTA